GCATCGCGGACAAGTTCAGCCGACAAAAGTGTCAGGCTGGCGATCTTGTTCGCATAGAGGGTGATTGACGAGATCGTCGGATCGGCTGGGGTGATCGTTGAACCTTCGGTCACGAAAGCGGCTGACTGGTTCGCCGTCACGCGTGGCAGAGTGATCTGCTCGCCCGTGGTCGTGCGAAGTTTCGTCGCCCCGTCGTAGATCGGGTTGCCCTCAGTCAACGCGACGACAACGAAGTCGGCGAATGTGACTGGGACGGTTGCGGATGCTGATGCAAGAGCGCGGATCTCAAACTGAGCGCGTCGCTTCTCGCCGGTGGCGATTGCCCGAAGGACATCGCTATCGTTGTCAGCCTTGACTGCATTCTCAACCTTGAGTGCGCGCTCTGCGAGTGCGCCGATCTTCTCACTGCGCTCTTCAGCGGCAGCGACCTGATCCATCTTGGCCTTGCGTGCAGACATTGAATCGTTCAGGCTCGTCCAACGAGCCTCTTCCTCTGCGGAAAGTTCGCGCTTCTCGTCAGCCGCACGATTGAGGAGAGACTTAGCCTCTTCCCAATCGTTTCGGTACTGCTCGTGAAGCGTCTTGGTGATGTCAGACATTTGGTCTAACTCCTTACGCTATCTGGTTTGGGGTTGATTGCGTCATCGGTGGTGCGTCCAGCGGTGGTGCCGTGAGGCCCTCGCGCTGCGCCCTAGCGAATCTGCTGTTCCAGTCTGGCAAGTGCCAACTGGCGCTCACGAACGGAGAGAGGTACGAGCCGATCGTCGGCTTCCTCTGGCTCCGTTGTAGTCTCAGGTTTAGGTCGCAGATCAGGACTGATCTTGCGGATTGCGAGGTCAAGCGTTGCGGCTGAATCCGCATCGGGTGCTCCCGCGAGGAGTGAGTCAAAGGCACGCATCAGCGTAGAGGCGTCAATCTCGGTGCGCTCAGAGAGCGAGCGGACTGCGCCCAAGCCGATGGTGGCTGGATAGGCTGGCTGGTTGCCGGTCAGGAGGCTGACTTCGTGCAAGCGGATGTTCCGCAGCTCACGAACGCCGTTGTCGTCGTAGGCATCGCCCTTGTTCGGCACGGAAAACCCGAAGGACATCCCCATCGCCGCACCGTCTCGGCGCAGCATTGCGGCGAGGTCGGAGGCGAAGGTCACCTCTGGGTTGAGGGAGACGCGCACCTTGAGGCCGCGATCATCCTCTTCAAGATCTAGTGTGCCGGTCTTGGTTGAGCCGAGGAAGTACTTTGGATCGTGATCCTGAAGCGCCTTGACTTCCCAATCGCCACGCTCGGCGGCAGCCACGCTCTTTGAGAACGCGCCTGGCTTGATGATCTCCCGCGTGCTCAGCCCTTCGGCCTCGGAGTTGAAGATGGCGGCATAACCCGTGAAGGTGTGCCCGTCCTCGCCTTCCGCGCGGATCTCCGTCTGGAACTGTCGGTACTCGATTGCCATCTTCAGTTTCTCCTTACGCTCGGCGTTCTCGACAATGTTGTCGGCCCACCGCTTACCCGCGTCGCCGCCCCATAGCGCCCACGCGATCCTGCCAGCGGACGGATAGCCGTCTTCGCCGGGGTTGAATCCTTGACCTTGCTTGTCTACTTCGTGTCGTGCAAAGAACGAGCGCGTTCGCATCACCGTGTCAAACGGTAGGTTGCGCCCGTTGATGATGTCGCGTGCGCGAGCTACGCCCACGAGGGTGCCGCCGCGTCCGAACTCAGCGCGCCAATCTAGGCCGCGCTGCGCCTCTGCCTGCATCGCCTCGGTCGGCTTGTAGCCATCAGGGTTGATCGGAGCGCGCTCTTCGTTTCGGTAGCGCGGATGGTCTGAATGGAGCAGATCATTGTCGCCAACATATGCAGAGTTCTTTGGCGCGCCTGTGCGTGCAAGGAAGAGGAAGGCGTTGACCCTCGCCATTGACCACGCCGCTCGGCTCACGCCTGGACGATGGCTGGATGAGTATGCGCCAGAGCCTCGTCGGTAGACGGAGCGCAGCGATCCGACGCGCACCCTCGTCCAGTTCGGGCGATCTGCCTTAGCCATCTCCTCGTTGTGCATATCGGCCTTGTTCTGAAGCGCAGTCTCAGTCGCCTCAGTCAGCTCGATATCGCCCGTCTTGTCACCAGCAGATCCTGGCTTGTTCTCGTCGCTGCCTGTGATCTGATCTTTCGGTGGCGCTGGCGCATCTACGCGATCTTCGTAGTCTTCGTCGTCGTAGCCGTAGCCGTCATTGCCTTCAGCGGGCTGCCAAGCGTTGCAGTAATACGCGCCGCTAACATAATCGTCCCAGCGCTCGCACCACGCCTTGTCGCCCTGAATATCGTCTTCGTTGTAGAAGGCGCAGTTGCCGCAGGCGCGACCTTCAGGCACATCGTCGGCGAGTGCGGGTCGGTAGTTATCTGGCAAGGCGCGCTCGCCGCCAGGCTCAATGCCTTCAGCCTGTGAGATCGCGACCATCTGCGAGATAGCGTCCTCCTTCGTCGTGTGGCAGCCCATTACTTCGCCGTCCTGCTTGACGACCGCCCAGCCGCTGCACTGCTCGCTCTCATCGGTGATGAAGTACGGCATTACGGGTCAACCTGGAAGTCGTAGGTGTGCGCCTCGCCGTCTACATCTGTTGAAACCGCGTAGAGAATGTCGCCATTGGCGATCTTCAACTCGCGGAATCCGCTGGCAGGAATATGGAAGCCACTTGCGGTCGTGACAGCAGAGCCGCCCACAAAGATTGACTTGTTTGAGTCGTTGTAGATCGTGATCTCGTGCGTATTCTTGGCACTGGCTGTGGCTAAGGCGACGACTGCCGTTCCGATTACGAACTGCCTGCTCTCAAATGTCATCCCTGATCTCCTGTTGGTTGTACTGCAACTGGCGCTGCGCCGCTGTGCCGATGTTGTATTGCTGTGCGCGAAAAGTCATTTACTCACCTCAACGCTGCAAGCAGCGCATCTTCCTCTCGTTGTCGGACAATCCGATGAATCTTGACAATGCCGTTGAGTCTGCGCTCAATGAGGATCTCCTCGCCTCGCGTCGTTCCGGTGTAGATATAAGACGAGCGATTCGCGACGCCAGAGGTTTGAGTAAATCCTCTGCGTGCCTCTCCTGCAAAGCCTTGCGCTCCTGCGACTGAGCCGCTGCTAAGGGTGTAGCCAAAGACCTCGCCCTTGCGCGCCAGCGGAGCTGGCTTAGGCGGTTGGATGGCGCGACCTGGGCGAGCGACGGGCGCAGGTGCTGGCTTAGAGCCAATCGCGGTGCCTGTAGAGATTGTGTTGCCGTCCGATGTGCCAAGCAGGTCTGGGGAGCCGTTTGCAAAGCCAGCCGTGACGCTGCTGCCAGCGACAACACCCTGATCTTGCTCAACGCCTGTTGCAGTCCCTGCTGAGGTGCTGGTGCCCTGCGCTGAGCCAAGTAGCCCGATGAAGCCTTGCGCCGTGGCCGCGCTGGTGCTCGCACCGGCAGCCAATCCAGCAAATGCTACGACCCCTGTAGAGCTGCCTGATGAGGTGCTGACGCCTGCGACTGATCCCTCGATAAGATTTGGATCAGCCCAAGTAAAAGAATCCCAGACAGCAGGATTGACCGCAGATGGTTGCCAGCGGCCCGTCGCCATCAGATCAGCTCAAAGATTCGGTGATGTTCCCGCTTGAGAGCGTATAGGTTCCCGCCGTTGCAAAGGTCTGCTGGGTATCCAGCGCGCGACTGCCGAGGAAAGTGCCGCTCGTCAAAGCCGTCCAATAGCCGAGGTGCGTGATCGTTGTTGAGCCTGGAACATCAAACGCAACATTCGCATTCGTTGCGACCGTGCCGCTTGATGCAGCGGCCCACGATGCCGCCTTTCGTGCATACGGAGCGCCGCTTACTTCTGCCGTGCCAGACGATCCTGGATCCGCGGTGTGCAGGCTGAAATAGGTGACGCTCCCGCCGAGGGCGTCCAGCATCAGGTTCTTGGTCGTGCTCGTCAATCCTGCCATCTGGTCACTCCTCTACGATTGCGGTGATGTTGCCCTCAGCATCCCGCTCAACTCGTCGAGTCTTGGGATCTTGAGGCGGGATAGTGAGGTTGATGATTGGCGAGATGATCTCGCGCTTCTCCGTGTCATCCTCTGCCGAGTTCTGCGCCTGTACCGTGACTGGCGCTGCGCCGGTATGGGCCACACGGATGCCAACGAGCCGTGCGGCGTCCTCTGGCGCGAAACCAGCCTGCACGAGCTTCGCTACGATGTCTACCTTTGTGGAGAGCATCGCGGTCTCAGCATCTGCCTCGTTGAGTGGCATTCGGTAGGAGTCGCCTGAGTCAATCGGCCCAAAGTCCTCAAACTTACGGATGTCGTTGACATTGAGCCAGCCCTCTTGAAGCCCGACGCGATAGGTGTCGTAGCGATCCTTTGTCGTGCCTCGCAGGATGGAGTCCATTGAGAACTTGACGAAGGCGTCAGGCAAGAGGATCAGCGTGCTCAGCGGTCGCTCAATCATCTCCACGAGCGGTCGCAGCGTGTATTGCACGAACGCGAGGTTCTGTTGCTCCACGCTGTTGTAGGACATCGCGCCTGGCGTCGTGACCTGCAAGAGATTTGGTGGGATGCGGAAGATGCGGGCGATCTCCTCAACCGTGAACTGGCGAGAGGCAAGAAGTTGTGCGTCTTCAGGTCGGAAGGTGAGCGCCTTGAAGGTCGCGCCGCCCGTGAGCACGCCTGGCGTGTGGATGTTCTGCCCGCTGTGGTGGCGTGCCCAGCCCGCCTTGAGCTGCTCGCCCTGCTCTTTGGTCAGGTCGGTCGGCACCTCAATGATGCCCGTTGGCGTGCTGCCGGTACGGAAGAAGTTGCTGGCGTAGTCCTCAAGCGTCAAGCCGAGCGCGAGAGAGACGCGCAGTTGGTGGATCGGGTTGATGCCGCGAAGTTCTCCTGGCATCGCGATGAGCGGGATGTGCAGGATTGTCTCCTGACCATAGACCGCTGTTGGCTGATTATGCCCCTGGTGGATCTTGTATTTGATCTCTCGGCCTTCGCGGTAGATCTCCACGCGGCGCGGGTCAATGGCGCGCACTTCAAGCACCTCACCGCGCTCGTCGCGGGGCGCGTAGATGAAGGCGTTGCCATCGGTGTAAAGAGAGACCACGATCTCGCTGATGAGTTGGTTGATCGTGTAGGTCGGCTCGTCAGGGATCGGCGTGAGCATCCACGACGGCTTTGCACCCGCTGGACGATACGGTCGTCGGATGCCGTTGTCGCGGCGGTAGGCGTCAAGTGGGAAGGACGAGACAACATCGGCGAGCAGCCGAATGCTGGCGTAAGCCGCCGTGAGTCCGAGCGCCGCCTTTTGGTCAACCTCACGGTTGCCGAGGAACGGAACCTTGTCAAAGGCGAGCGGCGTGAGGTTTTGCAGCGTCAATGATCGCTGCTCGGATGAGGTGAAGACGCGACGCAGGATGCTCACTTAGTCCCTCCAGGTATAGCCAAGAGCGACAAGGACGGCACCCGCTGCAGCGATCAGGCTCAGCGGCTCGATGAGCCAGAGACCTGCGATGACGAGGACAATGCCCGACAACTCTAGGATGGTTGATTTCATAGGGTGATGAACTCCGCTGCTTTAGGTGCCGCTGGCGCTTGTGCGTGGTAGCGGGCACGATCATACGCCATCACCGCGCACACGGCGAGGTCAATCTTTCGCGGGGAGCCTCGGTGCTCCTTGACGATGCGAGGGCCGAAGCGGTCAATCTTTACGGAGCAGTTGTCTAGGTGGCGGCTCATCGCCGCGTCACCGCCGTGGCTCACGGTCTCCTGCGTGACCGCCTCATAGAAGGCGGCACAGGCGGGCACCATTCGGGCTGGACTCTGCGGGTAGAGCACGACCGGCAAGCCGTCGGTCTCCCACTTTTGCAAAGTTCTCGCCCATCGGTAGGGGTCTGCGCTGATCTCGCGCACTTGGTATTTCTTGCAGAGCTCGTACATTCGCGCCTCGACCTCATCCATCGGCACCTGCCAATGAGGGTCGTCTAGCGGGCGCTCCCAGAGAGCGAGCGGCTGGATGAAGCCATCCTTCGTGCAGCCGACCATCGCCGTGCAGTCGCCGCTGAAAGAGCCGTCAAAGCCAATGACGATCTCCTCGCCATCAAGGATCTGGCGCTCGCCTGCGAGCCGATCCCACGCGCCGCCTGGTAGCCAGCCGGTTGCCGCCGTCACCCACTGGTTCATTCGCTTCGTGCGGAACTCTGCCTCAGGAATGCTCAGCACCGCTGACTCAAAGTCAGACGGGTGGAGGAAGTCGCCAAAGGCGGGGTTCGCTTCGGCCCAGACCTTTGGGTCAAGGTGATCCGCTCCGTCAGGAGCGCCGTGCCAACGAAAGAAGAAGGAGGGATCAGCGATCTCGCCTGCCTTGAGTCGCATCCCGTATTGCCAGAGCTTGAAGCACACGGTGTCTTGCCCACGGCTATCCGTGCGGCTGCCAGCCGTCGTGATGCCGACGATGAGCGGCTGCTTGCGTGTACCAGAGCCGAGGTTCATCGTGTTCCAGAGCCTGTCGTCAGGCTGGATGTGCACCTCGTCAAAGACCACCGTGCTTGGATTCAAGCCTTCGGCGCGAGAGGCGTCGGCTGAGAGGACGCGAAAGACGGAGCCGGTGGACGGCATCTCGATCACATCGCGCATCACGCGAAGGCGCTGCGAGAGGATCGGATCTAGCTCGACCATCCGAGCCGCCTCGCGGAAGACGATGCGCGCCTGGGCGCGGTCGCCTGCGACGGCGTAGACCTCGGCTCCGACCTCATCCACAACAAGGCCGAAGAGTGCGATGCCAGCGCCGAGGAGCGACTTGGAGTTCTTGCGGGGCAGCCCGATGAGGGCGCGCCGGTGTTTCCGTAGCCCGTTCTCGTCCAGCTCGTAGAGGTCGGTGAGGATCTGTTTCTGCCACGGGCGCAGGGTGATCTGCTTGCCAGCGTCTTCGCCTTTGGTCAGTCGGCAGAAGTTCTCAATGAAGGTTGAGACCTGATCGCCCTGGCTATTTGGCTTTGCGGGCCGCCGAGATGAGAGCGTCAAGTTTGGCTGCCGCCGAGTTCGCTTGGGCATCTAGGTCTCCTGTCAGGCCGCTTCGCGCGGCTGGTGTGAGGCCCAGTTTTCCAGCGAGCTGGAGCATCAGGGTCGCGTTGTCGCGGACGATCTGATGTAAAGGATTCTTCACCAACTCGCCAGCCTGTCCCCGCGTGAGCGGGCCAGTCTCAGCATAAAGCCGGTCAGCCTCCCGATAGCGCACCGCTGCCTCGCAATAGAGGCGAAGCGTGTGCAGGTCTGCGGCAGTCAACATTCCCGTGTGGGCGACCGCCTCAACCACCTCGTCCCAAACTTGGCGGGCCTCCGCGTTCAGTTCAGTTGGAGCGCTGAAGTTTGTGCGAGCCGGAAGTGGCTCGGAATAGTTGACTCGGCTAGGGCGCGTCTCACCGCGCAACAACTTCAACCGAGTCGGCTGAGGTGCTGGCCCACGCTGTCCCATCGTCAACTCCAATCTATTTTTGTGCTCAATCCAAACCCGAAAACCTGCCCTCGCACGCACGAGGT